CAAAAAAAGGCTACATCAAATTAATGATGTAGCCCGGTTCCTTTTTGCTTGGTTTTTGGTTAGTTAAAATAAAGCCAGTTTTGCTGATTATTTAGGGTGCGGCATCCACTGGCTGGGACACTAGCCGCTAGAGGTTGTCTGTCAAGCATTAAACATTTAATTGCGGAAACTTCACAGACTAGTGTATAAAAGCGCATCAGCAAAGACTACCACTCAAATTAATCCTTCAGCAATGTTTATTTAGTCAACCACCACACCGGCTCAATGTGATCAAACACCCCTGTTAGATTATAAAGTTGTGGTGTGGTGGTTGGTGCATGTTGTTAGTCTGTCTTATTTCCAGCACTGTATGCCGCCGATATCAGAGCAGCTTTGATTAAATAAAAAGTTCCAGTAATGATCCACCCATTATACACTAGGGTGAATATAATTGATGACTCCACTAAACAGTCCAACCAGCCTGGAACCGATCTCCCTGCTTGTTGAATAGATTTTCTTGTACCTTCTGTAAGGGAAAAGAATGAAAGTACAATTAAGGCCCACAAGACAAACAACAATATGTTTTTAAACCCGTCATGCCCAACAATCACACCCACGTACAATGTGGCGAGTATTCCACAATTAAACATGAGCCACCTTACTGGCTTTCCGATGTTTTTCATTTCAATTACCTCAGTAAGTGCTTAAGTTGAAGCAACAATAAACCACGCATAGTTCCTTGTCAACATTTTATTTTACATTTAATAGATTGGCTCAATTATTCTACCGACACAACCTTTTTCGCGGTGGTACTTTATCATAACCATGTCTCGGTCGGCCCTGTACCCGCTGCTGTGTGTCCAGTTGTCTTTTGGGGAAGGGCTGCGGAACGTTTCAGTTGTGCAACCTGCGAACTCATGGAAGGTTTGGTGGTGGATGTGCCCACCTAGCCAGTGGTGAAACCTTGTTTGTCCCCACGCCTCCCGCTGATCTGCTGCCATAATCCCAGGAAGCATGGCCGCCTTAACATTGTGGTTTAATCCGAGTAAAGTATTCCCAAAGCGATAATAACTAAAAGGATTAATAGGAACGTCAATTGTAACCCTTGGCTCATTTCCAAAATACGCCTCCATCATCATAGCCAGAGCAACGCCGGTGTTATCGTCGTGGTTTCCAATGGCCGACTTAACTATTACATTTTCATGTTTTGTGAGCGCCAGCTCTATCATTTGACGGTAGCACTGTTGCCCAATCCTGAACACTCGTGCCCAACGTGTGTCAACATCCAGGATATGACCAGACCGGGCCGTTGTTTTGCTGTTGCTGTCACAATGGAAAAAGTCTGCAAGGTTGGCAATCAAGGCCGTTTTAGCTGGTGGCGCTTTGGCTACGAGGTTGCTCATTGTCTTGTATAGTGTTTCCGCACACAAGTCGCTGTCCCAATCTTCGCCGGTTTCCTCTCTCCAGGCGTACATGCCTAGGTGAGCGTCAGCGACAGGGTATACACAGAGCAAGTCACCATTACACTCTGTTTCGATCGAGGTTGGCCTGTACGCGCCTTTGACGCCCTCAACTATGTCGCTGACAGCATCACGTAAAACATCAAGCGTCTGCTGCGTTTTATCCTTTGACGACTTCACCCACTGGCACTTTGGCTTGCCATCATCACCGTATAGTGTTGAGACGCCCTTCACACTGTATCCTTCCGGCACAATGTGTGTCATGTCATGTTTAGGGCTGTACCCTTGAGCCGTGGCTTTTTTTCTCAGCTTTTTAAGTGTGCGCCGAACAGTTGATTCGTTGACGTTAAACTCTCTAGCTACAATCGAATAGCTGTTGTGATCAATGTAAGATTTAAGATATTGAGCCTGTTTTTCAGTTGCAAATTGTAATAATTCCTCTGTCATTATGTTCCCCTATAGTGTGTACACGATTTACACAAAATAGTTAACTGCCTAAAAAAAGTCAATAAAAAAGCCCAACCCGTTAAGGTTGAGCTTTTGATTTGTTAAAACTGTCGCCAGTCTCTACATCCATGTCCTGATTAGCGCCAGTATTGGAGTCAAAACTATACATATCCCGAACACAATGAGGCTTGTACACCAAACAAGCGTGCCTAGTTTCTCATTTCTTACCGTCAATGGAATTGCAATAAATATTGCAATTGAAGACAGGAAAGAAACGCACAACATCGAGATCATGACTTTATCGACTAGTCCTGTTGTCATCCATTGCCTCATCTGATTAAATTCGCGGTGGCCGGAGGTGTGTATCACGGCTTGCATCTGCTTTTCGTTCCATTAACCATAACTACAGACACCTACGATAGCACCCATTCTGGGATAGTTGCTCAATCACCACTTGAGCATTCACCGCTTTTGTTTAACCAAGCTTACAATGATATGTTTTAGCTGTCAAACAATTTTGAATCTTTTTTCTTTAACTCGTCAAGCGTTAGCGTCCTTCCGGTGTCGTCGGTGAAATTTTTAATTTCAATACGACCTTCAGACCACATCTTTTGACGTGCAACGCCAAGCACATCTTTTTGCACGCTAACCGGCTGAGTCTTCAACCACGCGGGATACGTCAAACTTGCATCGACAGGCCCACCGGCAGAAGCTCGCATAGCTGGTGTAAAGATACTGTCTTTAACAACTGCAATCGTGGTGCTTCGACAACTCCGGTGTCGTGGCGGTTTTGGCCCTTCACCGATAGGGAAGCGCTCACCGTCAAGCTCAATGCAAATAAATGTCGTTCTGCTATCAAGGGTTGCTACGAATTGCCACTCTTCTATTATGTCGCTGTTTTGCGCCCATAGTAATTGACGGGCGTTGTTTGTTACGCTGTTGGTGCTCGTCCTAACCAGTTGGCTTGCTGCATTGCGCGTTGTGTCAATCTCATTTCTAACGCGTCTGATAAGCTGACTCTCTGTCTCGCCCTCTAACACACCTATGCGAATGGCCTGGTTCAATCGGCCAACGGTTGACGCCTCGAAAGTTTCCATCCATTCTGCAAAGAATTTACCCTGTATTGGGTTTTCAACGACTGATGATACTAGTGTGGCAGTGGGCGGCACAACTATTGGTGGAAGGTCAACTCCGAGCGTTGAGCGCAGCATGTCAGCCTGGTTGCCTGACTCGTAAACAGACAGACCTTCAAGTTCTGCTTTGACCGTCTTGCTCATCGTCTTCGTTAGCTCGCTAATGCGCTTCTGCACGTCAACCAGCAATGATTGTAAGCGCTGCGTTTGATATGCTGTCATGTCCCGCGTGACGATCTGAGTCTTTATATCGTTCTCAGCGTCTTTTAACAGCACAAACACATCCCTGATTATGCCGTTTGACCGGCGCAATAGATGTGTTTGGTGTAGTACTGTTTTATCAAATAGCTCTTGTGGGATCATTCAATCAAGCCAGTCTCAATAAATGTTTGATCAGCCTCGAAGTCGTATTCTTTTTTGATTCCCCGGCGCACCATCTCTGCCATATATTCTTGGCCGCTCAAAAATCTACTCTGAACCGCGAACTGTAGAGCCTCAATGTCTTTTTCTCCACCTGCACTTAAGCTGAAATCAGCACTCAATGATACTGTGCCGTATTCTTTACCGGCCCACATGCCCATGTACTCAATTAGCCTGTTGAGGGCATTTTCAACGATGTTTGCGAGTGCTTGAATATCTGTTGATGAACTTGACTCATCGATTGCTCTCGCTGTGGCGGTAACGTTGCCAGTTCGCCGTGTCAGGACTTGTTTTGACAGCGCGTCCATTTGCTGCTCAAGGCTTTCAAGGTCACGTTCACCTGCTTCGATGCCAGCGCCAGAATGCTCAACGTGTTTAAGGTCGCTGTTCTCGTCAGCGTTGCCCATTATTAGCCGGTTAGCGCCGTATTCAACCGAGCCTTCGCTGTCAAGCATCAACCCTTTGCCGAACAGTACAGGGAACCGTACAAAGTCCAGGATGTGCCGCTGTGAGCTTCCCGATTGCCAGTGGGTGATATTCAGGTCTGCAATATCCTCATATGGACACTCGCCGGTCATATATCCGGTGCGCTTCGTGTATAGAGGCACTAGTGGAATGGCCGTCATGGTGGTTGGCGTTTCGTCTTGGTATATTTGCCAATCCTTGCCCTCTGGCTTTCTCCACAGCTCAAACGTCATCACACCGTCGCGGAGTCTCAGCACGCGAATTTGATCAACAAACTTTTCGTCAAACTCGTCTTCACCTTCCTCCTGCACTTGCTCAAAGATGTTCACACGAGTTAAGACGCGGTTAGCACCAACAAACTCAGAATCAAAAGATAGTATATTCTCCTGCTTGATGATTGACGCGTATGGTCGCAAACCCATTGCCTGCTCTTGCTCTCTTGTCAAACCCGTCTCGCCAGTAGGGTAATCTGCAAGAGCATAGCTAACCCCGGGCTGTGATGCATCGAGGAGCCAATCCATCCCAAACCGGGTAATATCACGTCCTTCGCTGTCGATTGTGTTGAGGATTTCCGGCTCCTGGAAACCTTCATTAGGCACAACAGGATCAGCAAACAGCTTCCCAGCAGTTGTGTGAATGGTATCGGCCAGCTTGTTGTAAAGCTCAGATTGAGCCAACCTTACCTTATATGCTTCTTCGGACTCGGCCTCCTTCTTCGGCAAGTATGTTTTGCCAGCTTTGCGCATCGAATCCGTACCTGCGTACACAGCCCTGATTTTGCGGGAGTCGTCATACACTTTTTGCATTGCTGCGTTTCGTTTTGCTACGTTTGATTTAGCCATTAATTAAAGCCCCCAACGCTTCGCCATCAATATTGATTGTTGCAAAATGGTCAACACCAACACTTACTGGAATCTCAAAGCTTGGATCAACAAACGTTCGTGTGGCCGGTGCTTCATTCACGATGTTCCGCCTAATCAGTTCGATCAACAACATTTCAGAGGTAAAACCTACTAGGTTGGCGTCACACATTGAATCGTCAACACCTTCAGACAACACGGTTGTTTCTTCCATTTTTTCCTGCATTTCATCTGAAAAAGTCATTACACCTCACGTTTAAAAAGTTCAACCTAACGCCTCCAACAAATCATTGTCAATATACATGATTGCCAGACCACTACACATTACAACCTCGGATCGTGGCTTGATGAATGTTCGCTTGTATGACGGTTTGTTAGCATCATACCGTCTTGTCAATTCAGCCAGCAATTGCTGGTCGGTGTATTGTTCCATTACAATCTAAATTCCATGCTGTAATTGTCACGAGAAAGTGATCCAAACTCACTAAACAAAAAGTACTTGTCAGCGTCCATGTGGTGGTCATGTTCTTTGATTGGCTTATCCTCGCCACGCTGTTGTGCCTTTGGACACCATGTGTAAGAGAAGAACTCCTGAATTGTACGCTTGCAAGACCTGTCAACCTTGTAACACCCATCAACCAGCATCGACGCCACAAAACGTATACCGTCTAGCACGTCATTCTTTGCGTTTTTTACATTTGTAAATCCACGACGCCTAAGCTCAGTCTTGAAACTGGCCGCAGACGGGTCAACGTAAATCTTCATACGCTTATCACAGTCAACAAACTTCAACAGATCGTCTGCATATTCACCATCAGTTTTTTGCTTTGACGTTTCTCGACCGGAATAGTGGTATTCCTTGACCTTGCAAACATCATTAACACTGTTCCAGCCGAACAGACCAAAAGCAGTCGGGTTTTGCGTTCCGTAGTCGATCGCCACGGCATAGTGTTTATATTTGTCGTTAGCGTCAATTACATGATCATCCTCGTTGAACATGTCGTAAATAACGCCCTCTGCCATACACCACAAACCGAGGATATACCGCTTGTAGAATACTCCGCTATACATTTTTTTGTATCGCTCGATTATTCGTTTTGACAGCGTTAAATTGTCGTCTATTTCGAAGTGAAGATGCAGAACGTTCTTTTCTTCGGCCTTGTCTATGTAGTCGGTCTTGATATAGTGGAACGGCCCACCAGGATTACAATTGCCCCATATTTTAGAACCCTCAACAGAACAGCGTGCAATGCCCTGCTGAACGAATGACTCAGGCTGCAACGCCATTTCGTCAAAGAAGATGCCATACAGTGTGACGCCCTGAATTAAGTCCTGGCTCGCCTCATCCTTACCGCCAAACAGATAGAACAGACACTCATTGCCGCCTTTACTGATACGCAACTCATTGTCGCTCTTATTGTCCTTGACAGTGTAGCCACGCCCCGCAAGCACCTTCTTTAGCGGATTGACCACGTTACGCCTTAGAGATTTAATCGTTTTACCACACAGCGCAAACTCTCCAGATTGGAATGTTGAGATAGACCAAAGCACAAACGAGAACGACCCAACAACGGTTTTCCCGCTGCGGATCGCTCCGTCGAATATGATAACATCCTTGTCACAGTGTGGGCTTTCTGGCTTCCACCACGTCAACAACTGTAATTGTTTCTTTGATATCTTGCCCCAGGTAAAAGCGGCCTTGCGTTTTGTCAAAGTGACGAACCCTTTACATATCCACATGGCCGCATAATGTCAGGCCATTCCATGTGTGCATCTCCGCCCATAATCAGTCCTTCAGATAGGAGTAACAAATCCAGTTAGCATAAGCTCCGGCGAACCCTCCGTTTAAGCCACAGACGAATTCCGTACACCCGTACGCAGACGTTATTGCAAACACTCCGATACCTGCCAAACAGGAAAATGTTATAGTAAGTAAAAATTTAATCAATCCCAAGCCCCCTTAGCCGCAGCCGTTAATTGTTCCTCGAATTTGTCGGACTCAACCTCTGTATCCTGCTGAGCCGTGTCCTGCTCCTCAACACGCTTACCGTAAACCCTTGCCGCATTCCTTGCAGCAGTCCACTTGTACGCATCAATAGCCACCTTTGCGACTTGTGGCTCAATCTCTCCGACCACCATTGTTTCAACAATATCCCGTAGTCTATCGCCATCGTAGAGTCCTTGAGCCTCTCTTGCCTTACGATACTTGTCAAAAAATAATGGGTGTTTGCCGTTTACCACCCACATCAACACACACGACATTGTAGGATACTCGCCCTCTTTGCAAATAGAGTTCAGGCTTTCGCCACCGGCAATTCTATTGCAAATATCGTCTGCTAACTCTTCACTGTATTTTGTTGGCCTTCCTGCTTTTCCCATTACTAAGCCATAACATAAAACAAACACATTGTCAAGAAGTAGTTACA